GAGCGTGCGAGGCATAGGAGGTGATACCACCTTTTGCCCTGCGGGTCTTGGTTATAGCACAAGGAAAGCCACACGAGTACGCGAGATAGAAGGTCTGACGCCGATGAAAGATCAATCGTCGCCAGTCCCCAGTCCATAGCCTTTTCGGCTAGGGCCTGGTTCCATCGCTGATCGTGCAGGTCAACACCGAAGCGCCTGAGGCGTCGGCCGATGTGTGTACCAATACCAGACTGCAGAAAGCTATTCCACAGCGGCTCCTTGGCGGCACAACGGTCAATCTCCCAGTTCTTCGGAACGGTAAAGTGGCCATTCCCATCAACCGCTCTCACTTTCTCATGGAGGTTACTCCCCCAAAAGTCAGCTACATGGGCCCCCATAAGGGACTCAAGGTACGGTATCAGAGGCAGTGTGGCCACTGGTTTGGTGTCATATTTTATTGAAGGCACCAGTCCCTCACCCCGCACTCCCACATTCACGCCCGGTCCGAACTTTCCAAGTTCGGGTAAGCTATTGAGCACCTCCGCATCCAGGTTTCCTAGGATGTGAAGGAGGTGATAGCTGTAAGTACCAAACCACTCTGGCTGAATCTCAGCCATCAAGCGTGTGTTGGTCTCGGCGTTATGTGCCTCACAAGCAATGAACTTGCTCAGAGCCTTCGCACTACGTTGCGCAGGAGACACCCCAGGAGTATTTAAACTCTTCCGAAGTAACTCGGCTACCTGGTAATCCTCGGCGAATTGCCTTGGTTCTTGGTAGTTGCCCGGGTCAATTGGAAGGCCGTTGACAGAGTTGTAATCCTCGTTTTCGAGGCACAATGACTGTCTAAGCCCAAGAGGGGTGCCCATAGCTTCGTAGAAGCGGAGGGCGAAGTCGCGCTCGAACTTCCAGTTCTTGTCGCATACATCTGCATCACTGCAGGTTGTGGCTTTACCTGACATGTTTCACCTCTAATCTCAACCTCAGGAGGATTAGTACACAGCAACACAATCACTGTGCACACGAGCTCTAACGAGCTCATGCCTACCAGACCGCGGTGCGATCGGCGATGTACGCCTGAACCGTGGCATGAGCCACTAAGTTCTTGAACATGGCGTAACCGTCTGCCGCTTCCGCCGCCGAGACTGCCGAAGGAATGACAGCCTCGAAGGTAAAGATGGAAGTATCAGGCACGGAGACAACACCGTCGTCATCACGCTCATGCGGGATGGTCAGGGTGCCTTTGACCCGTGTGGTCGCTCTCGTCTTCGACGGGGGTGACATAGTGATCGCCAACCGGGGGTTTCCCCCATAGGTGGCGGCTTCTGCCGCTTGCCAAAGAGAAAGGGCCATAGCCGCCTGCTGTGGGGCTAGGGTGTGGTTAGTCGGTACCGCGTCAGCGATGACGATGTTATTGATTGCAGGCATGGTGACCTCGAGTCAGTTTGCACAGGATTGTGCGTTAGTGTATCCAATCAGACATGATTGGTGCCTTTACGAATGGAGAGGAGCACCTCAACGCTTGACCACAGCCGTTCCCAAAGATCGGTATCAGGAACGCGGAGTGATGGTAAGTCGCCGTAGGGGAGGTCATAAAACAACCGCCTCTCGTGAGACCTATAGATCCATCGCCCTTGGGTGTGCAGTGTACATCCAGAGGTAATAACCCTCCGGTCCTCTCCGGTCCACCTATCCTTAATCGTTATGGTGCCTTTCAGGGATTTGACTCCCTTCATGGCATTGAACGAGGACAGGTAGGAGCCGACGCTATAAAACCAGTCTACCATAAAGGAGACTGGGATGCCGGCCCAAAGGGCTTCCGCCAAGTTACCCGACGTGAAATCATAATCATCCACGTCGTATTCAACATAGGCGATCGCCCTTATGCTACTCTTACGCTTGACGACAATAGAGCCTGAAACGGAACCGTTCTGGGTATAAGTCTGTTCTTTAGGAACAGTAACCTGAATACGGCGCTTCCGGGCGACTACTCGGCT